TATTTATAGGATTAGGATCTGGTTTATCTTGGGTAAATTGGGCATTAAATAAACATACTATAATGATAAATAATTTTATCCCTTATGGCTATGAATTTACTAATAATTTAACTAAAATAGAAAACCATTCAGTAAATAATAATGTATGGTCCAACCCTCATTATGTATTTGATGCTGGAGATTGGGATTGGGACCCAGAATATCAAGGCACAGAAAAACAACATATAGCCCAAAAATCAATAACTGTTAAACAAGTTTATACTAGTGTAATAGATTATTTAAATAATAAAAAATAAAATTCTTATTTAATGGGTAAAAAATTTGTTTGGATAACAGGAGGAGACCAAAGTTATTTATTAATGATTGAGGTACTTGCTAAAAGTTTATTAAAATATTCTAAACACAAACTTATAGTGTATAGTTTCAATTGTAATTCTACAATCGATTTACCCAATGTAATTAATAAAAGAATTGATTATCTACCTAAACTTACATCAAAAAACACACATGAACCTGATTTACTTTATAAAGATTATTCTATATATTTTGCTAAATATTTAGCTAGTTTAGATTCTTTAAATGAAAAATATGATAATTTTGCTTGGATAGATGGAGATGCTTTTGTTACAGAACATATAGATAAATCTTTACAGTATATTAATAATTTAAAAGATTATCCTTTATTTATGAAATATTTTCATAATGATATTAACCAATGGAGAAGTTTAAATAATATAAGATTAACAGGAAACTACGGTGGAGAACTATCATCAATAAAAAATATTCAAAGAAATCCAAATAGTAAAATAATAGCTACTGGATTTTATTTTTATAATAAAAACAGTAAAAATTTCTTTAAAAAATGTTTAGAATGGAATAAAAAATTAAATACCCACAGCATAAAAGTATACACAGACGATAATGCATTTTCAGAAGAAAGGGTAGCAAATTGTATTTTATGGGAAGAAAATAAAGCATTAGATTTACCTATTACTTGGAATAATTATTATAGTTCAAAAGATGAAACCCTAGTAAACCCTTACTTTTTAAAACAAGGATTTGATGTAATGTACGATAAAAATACACTAGAACCCTATTTTATACATGGTCCTGATCCTTCTGTTTTATCTAAAAGTTCAACAGTATTAAATCGTGCATTTAATGATTATCAATCTAAAAAGTTAATGATTGTAGCCCATCCAGATGATGAATTAATATTTGGGGGTGCAGAATTAATAAAACATGGTTCTGAGTATAAAGTTCTTTGTCTTACTAATAAATCAAATAAAATTAGAAGTAAAGAATTTGAAAGTGTAATGAAAAAATTAGGTGTAAGTTCTTGGGAAATATTAGATTATGAAGATACTTTAACCCCTACTGAAGAATTTGATTTAAAAGATATAATTAATTTTAAAAGTTGGGAAAAAATAGTAACACATAACCCTATTGGTGAATATGGACACCCACAACATAAATTGGTTTTTGATGCTGTAAAAAAAGAAACAAATAATTTTTACGTATTTAACAAATCAGAAAAAAAATTAAAACAAGATTATTTGGATTATAAAGTAGAATTGCTTAGATTGTATAAATCGGAACAACCTATTATTAACCAAATTAAAACAAAAAATGGAAGTTGGTTTAAAAGTAATTCTGATACTAATTATATTGAGTATGAATCAATTACTAAATATGATAAAAATAAAGATATTACACCCTATGTAGCTTGTTATGAAAAATAAAAATCTAATAATAGTTCAGTGTCATTGTAATACAAAAGAAAAAATTTCTGTTTTAGAAGAAAATATAAAAACTTTAAAAAAACAAAATTTAAAAATCTTAGTAGTATCCCATATCCCTGTAAATCAGGATATTCAAGATACAGTTGATTATTTTATTTACGATAAAAGTAATCCAATATTACACTGGCCTGATAGAGGTATGATACATTGGATGAAAATAGATTTTGATAAACCTTATAAAGCTATTAATGTACTTTTTGATTTTGGTTGGACTTCAATAAATCAAATTTTATTAGCAGGTAATTTAGGTTTATCTTTAGACTTTGACCATTATACTTTTATTAATTATGATATTAAAATTACAGATAATATAATTAAAGCAATCAAAAACCCTGTACCTTTATTAAGTAGTAAAGTTGTAGATAAAAGAGTAAAGGATAATTTTAGATTTCCTAGTTTATTATTTAGTATATTTAGTAAAAAAAATCTACAAAGAGTTTTACCTTTATTTTCAAAAGAAAAATATATAAAGGGTTATTATAATAAAAAAGGAGAAACTATATATTATAGGGATGCAGAAGAATATTTTGGAGATATTATTAAAAACTTTCATTATACTATTTTTAAAGATGAAATACAGGATTCAATTAAATTTGAAGAACCTGATATGTTAAATTGTAGTAAACATAATGATTTTAAAATTTTATTACAAAATGATACAACACACCCCACAGTACACCCATTACCTCATAGTTCTAAAGCATTAATATATAACAACAAATCAAAAGGGTTTGATTTTGTAGTTAATAATACAGTTATAAACATAAAAGATAGAAAAAAATTAATACATTTACCTAAAATAAAAAAGATAGGTTATGTATACAAAGATAATTTTATTGATCTAATGAAAGAATATAAAAGTTCTAATTATGTCAATATAAATTATGAAGAATTATGGTAGTTAAAAACAATTATTAATATTTATAAACAAAAATAAAATGAGTAAATCAATTAAGTTATCAAAAGAAGAATTAGAAATTCTAAAAGGTTATCAACAACAACAAAATCAAATTACCTTTGAGTTAGGTAATGTTGATATTCAAAAAGCCATATTAGAGGGGCAAAGAAGTGTAGTTTTAGAAGAATTAGCTAACCTACAAGAAAAATCTAACAAATCAGCTAAAGAATTACAAGATAAATATGGTCAAGGAAATATTGATTTAAAAAGTGGAGAATTTACTGTAACAAAATAGTTTTTTGAAAGGATTTTTAATATTTATAATAAAACAATATTAAAATAACAGAATAAAATGGCAGAAACATTAATATCTCCAGGTGTATTAGCAAGAGAAAACGACCAATCCTTCGTTACTTCCCAACCAGTTGACAGAGGTGCAGCAATCATAGGCCCAACAGTATTGGGACCAGTTGAAAGACCTACTCTCATCAGTTCATTTAGCTCGTATCAAGCATTGTTTGGTGGAGCTTTACAAAGTGGATCTAACGAATATACTTACCTTACTTCTATAGCAGCAAACCAATATTTTCAAAATGGTGGAACTTCTTTATTAGTAACAAGAGTAGCTTCTGGTTCAGATTCTAATTGGAGCCCTGCAGTATCAACAACAATCCAAAATAATGTAGAATCCTTATCAGGTGGTTTAGTTAACTTACCAGCTGTCACAGCAAACCAAGGTAGTGGATCATCAGCTCCTCAAACTTATTCACAAGTAGCAGTAGTAACAGATTCAGGAGCAGGTAGTGGTGCAGTAGTAGATGTAACAACTAGTAATTCAAATGGAATATTAGTAGTAGGGAATTTAACTTTAGGTAGTGGTGGTGTTGTAGCAAGTTCAGCAAATGGTGTTGCTTTAAGTGGTGGATCAGGTACAGCAGCTACAGCAGACATTACGGTTGCAGGTTCTGCTATTACTCAAATTACTATAGTTAATGTAGGAAGTGGATTTAAAGTAGGTGATGTTCTTACTATAGAAGGTTCAGCTCTTGGAGGAAGTGGTACTTATAATGTAGGTGCTTTAATACAATCTCAACTTTTAACTGAAATTTCAAACATTGTTGTAGTAGAAGATGGAACAGGATATGAAACTACAACTCCAACAGTAGTATCTATAGCAGGATCAAGTATAGGTAATCCTGGTATAGCACCAACTTTTACATTAACTGATGCCAATATAGAAAATAATCCTTCTTTTGTATTAGAAACAATATCAGAAGGCTCGATAATGAATAATACATTCCCTTTAAATTCTGATACATCGTATCAAGAATTACCAGGTGGTGCTTTAGCAAGTGGTTCAGCTCAAAATTTAAGATGGCAAGTTACAAGTGTTAATACTTCTTCTGGAGTATTTTCATTAGCAATTAGACGTGGAAATGATGATGCTAATCGACCTGTAGTGTTAGAAACATATAATAATATTTCTTTAGACCCATTTTCTCCGAATTATATTTCAAGAGCAATTGGTGATATAACAACTACATTAATAACAGAAGGAACAGATACTTTTTTACAAGAATCAGGTTCATTCCCATTAATATCTAGTTATGTTAGAGTAAAATCAGTAGATTCAGCAACACCACGTTATTTCCAAAATAATGGTATTGCAAAACCAGAATTTACAAGCTCATTACCTCAATTAGGATCTGGTTCATTTGATGGAGCATTAGGATCTAACATACCTGTAAACAGAGTAGCTAATTTTTACCAAAACATAAATCAAAATGATTCTCAGGGATTAGTAGGATCTGATTATACAAACGCAATTGCTTTATTAGCTAACCAAGATGATTATCAATATAATGTAATATCAGTACCTGGTTTAACTAATCAAACACATGCTTCGCAAATTACAAGCGTAATGAATAATTCCATTACACGTGGTGATAGTATTGCGGTAATCGATTTAGTAACGTACAATCAACCAATAAACACAGTAATAGGCCAGTCCGGAGGGATAGATAATAGCTACACAGCTACATATTGGCCATGGTTACAAACAATTGATCCAAATTCAGGACAATTAGTATTTATCCCAGCATCAACCTTTATACCAGGAGTATATGCATTTACAGATGCTTCAAGTGATCCATGGTTTGCGCCAGCAGGTATTACTAGAGGAGGAATGGGACAAGTTGTTAGAGCTGAAAGAAAATTAACTTCTAATAATAGAGATGCTTTATATGAAGCAAATGTTAACCCAATCGCTACTTTCCCACAACAAGGAGTTGTAGTATTTGGACAGAAAACACTACAAAAAGCTGCTTCTGCCCTAGATAGAGTAAATGTACGTAGATTGTTAATTACACTTAAGGATTATATTTCTCAAATTGCTGATAATTTAGTATTTGAACAAAATACAATAGCAACAAGACAAAACTTTTTAACACAAGTAAATCCATATTTAGAAAGTGTTCAACAAAGACAAGGATTATATGCATTTAAAGTAGTAATGGATGAACAAAATAATACACCAGATGTTATTGATAGAAATGAGTTAGTAGGACAAATATTCTTACAACCAACAAGAACAGCTGAATTTATATTATTAGATTTCAATGTATTACCAACTGGAGCAACATTTCCGGCATAAAAATTAAAAAGATAAATATTTATAATAAAATAAAAAAATAAAATGGCAGTATTAAACCCAAACGAAATATTTTTCACAGCTTTCGAACCAAAACAAAAGAATAGATTTATCGCTTTTGTAGATGGATTCCCAGCTTACATTATGAAAGGTGTAGGAGCTGTAACACTAACACAAGGAACAGTACCTTTAAATCACATTAATGTTCAAAGATTTGTAAAAGGTAAAACAACTTGGGGAACTATTGAATTCACATTATTTGATCCAATTACTCCATCTGGTGCACAATCAGTAATGGAATGGGTTAGATTACATCACGAATCAGTAACTGGTAGAGATGGTTATAGTGATTTCTATAAGAAAGATCTTACAATCAATGTACTAGGACCTGTAGGCGATATTGTTTCAGAATGGATTATTAAAGGAGCAATGATTACAGATGTTTCATTTGGAGATTTTGGTTGGGACCAAGACGGTGCTGCTCAAGAAATTACAATGACTGTACAACCAGATTATTGTGTATTAAATTTCTAAAAATTTTACCCACCCTTAATTTGAAAAATTGCTTGGCTTAGGTCAAGCTTTTTTTTATATTGTATATGTATTAACGAACAAATGTTTTAATTAAATAAAGATTATGGCCGAATTTAAATTCCCAACAGAAGAAATAGAATTACCTTCAAAAGGTTTAGTATATTTAAAAGACAATCCTTTATCAAGTGGTAAAATTGAAATTAAATATATGACCGCTAAGGAAGAAGATATTTTAACTAATCAATCCTACATTGAAAAAGGAACAGTAATTGATAAATTATTAAAATCTTTAATTGTTACTAAAATTAACTATAATGATCTTATAGTAGGAGATAAAAATGCTATAATGGTAGCAGCTCGTGTATTAGGTTATGGAGGAGAATATAAATTTACCTACTTAGAAAAAGAATACGAAGTTAACTTATCAGATATAGAAAATAAAGAATTAGATTCTAGTTTTTATTCTCCTGGTAAAAATGATTTTGGTTTTACTTTACCTCATTCTAAAATTGCAATTACATTTAAACTTCTTACACATGGAGATGATATAAAAATTCAACAAGAATTACAAGGACTTAAAAGGTTTAATAAAGAAGCAAACCCTGAGTTATCTACTAGATTAAAATATATGATTACTTCAATTAATGGAGAAACAGAAAACCCTAAAATTAGGGAATTTGTAGATACTGCTCTTTTAGCTCGGGATTCTCGAGCATTACGAGAATATATTCAACAAATCCAACCTGATGTGGATTTGACTTTTTTTCCCGATAACTCAAATGACAAAAAATCCATCCCTGTTAATATCAACTTTTTTTGGCCTGAGCTCTAAAGAAGCATCCTCTGTTAGACAAAGCATTTTTAGACAAATACATAACATAGTTTACCATGGTAATGGTGGGTATGATTGGACTACAATATATAATATGCCCATTTGGTTAAGAAAATTTACTTTTAAAGAAATTCAAGATTTTAATGATGAACAAAACCAAAAAATAAAAGCTCAAAGCAATCCAGGTAAAACATCATTAGTTAACTCAGATGGGCAAGTTAATACTTCACAATTTAAAAATGCATCAAAGCCATATCAAGGAAAAAGTAGCTATAAATAGTTATTTTTTTTAATATTTATAATAAAACGTTTCTTAAATGGCAGATGAAATTAAACAATCTAAATTAGATGCCCAGGCGTATAGAGATGCACTAAAAGAAGCAAGTGTAATTGCCGCAGAATCTAGACAAACCTTTAACGATATAGGGGCTGCATTGTCTAATAATGCTAAAACTAATAAGGAATTTGCTGAAACTTTTAAAACAGCCCAAAAGGAAGCTGGAGGGTTATCTGGTGTTGCAGCAAAATTAGCACAATACGGGAAGCAAGATTTATCTAATTCTAAAATTAGAAATAAGCTTGCTAGTGATTTAGCCGCTGTAGCTAAAAAACGTGCATCAACCGAAGCTACATTATTAGCTAATCAGAAAAAACTTGCAACTGCAACCGATAAGGAACGTGCAGCTTTATTAGATGCAAATCAATATTTACTAGATTCACTTAATACTGCAGATAATTTAACAAAAGCATTTTCTCAATCTAAAGATCAGATTCAAGAAATAAATAAATCTACAGGGTTTATTGATAAACTAGCTGAAGGGTTAAAAATCCTCCCAGGTATTGGTCCTTTACTAGCTGGTCCCATCCAAAACTTATCTAAAGGTATAGCCCAATTTAAAGTAGGAATAGATAAAAGTTTAACAGGTGCAGATAGAACAGCGGCACAATTAGAAAGAGCTAAAAATGCAACTGATGCTTTAGGTAAAGGTGCTATAGCTTTTGTTATAGCAGGTTTAAATAAAGCTGATAAAGTTACCACTGAATTTTCTAAAACATTAGGAATATCTAAAAGTGATGCTAGAGATTTAGGAAAGGAAATGAATACCTTTGCTATAAACAGTAATAAAGCTTATTTAACTGTTGAAAAAATGAAAGAAGCCCAAATGGGCCTCGGGGATTCATTAGGAACTACAACTGGGTTTACAAGTGAACAATTAGCAGACCAAGTAATGCTTACTAAAAAAGTAGGATTACAAGGAGCCGAAGCAGCTAATTTACTAAAACTTAGTATGGCTAACGGTAAATCAGCTAAAGTTGTTTCAGAGGAAGTTTTAGATACAGTAGCAACTTTATCAAAAGAAACAGGAATAAGATTAGATGGTAGAAAAGTTTTAAAAGAAGTAGCTAATGCAACTGGGCAATTAGGAGCACAATATGGTTATAATAATAAAGCACTAGCGGAAGCTGTTATAATTTCTAATAAATTAGGCCTTTCATTAAAAGAAACCCAAGGAATAGCTAGAGGATTACTTGATTTTGAAAGTTCAATTCAATCAGAATTAGAAGCAGAATTAATGACTGGTAAGTCTATAAACCTTAACCGAGCTAGAGCACTTGCTTTACAAGGAAAAAGTGCTGAAGCAACAGCTGAAATAGTAAAACAAATGGGATCTTCAGCTGAATTTGCTAATATGAATGTTTTACAACAAGAATCATTAGCTAAAGCAGCTGGGATGACTGCTGATCAATTAGCAGAAACTTTAAGAAATCAAGAAACTTTAAATGCTTTAGGAGCTACAAGTTTAGAAGAGCTAGCAAAAAGAGGTGAATTAGAAAAATTAAATTCAACAGAAAACGGTAAACAATTACTGATAAATTATCAAAATCAAGCTGTTCAAGAAAAAATGGCAGATTTAGTAAATAAAATACAATCTTCTTTAGCTAATTCTGCTGAACCTTTATTAGGAATGGTTGAAGGTTTTGCTAAATTATTAGAAAACGCAGCCGCAGTTAAAGTTATAGTTGGTATTATTACTACTGCTTTAGTAGCTCAATTTGCTTTAACAACAGCAAATAAACTAGTTCAATTAAAATTAAATAAAAGGTTATTAAAAAGTGAAATACAAAAAACAGGTGTACAATCAGTAGGCGCAGGTGCTAAAATTACAGCTGCTATGGCTTCATTAGGTCCTATAGGTGCTATAGCTGGTATTGCTCTTGGTGTTGCAGCTATAGCGGGATTGATGAGTCTTTTAGCTGGAGCTAAATCTGGTGATGATATAATGTCTCCTGGAGGATCAGGATATGGTAATAGAACATTATTGGGGCCTGAAGGAGCTATTGCTTTAAATAATAAAGATACTGTAATAGCAGGAACTAAATTATTCCCAACCCAAAACCAACAAGCTCCCGCCCAAACTATTGATACATCAAAAATGGAAAATTTATTAGCTGAGGTTTTATCTAAACCAGCACCACAACCTGTAATACAAATGAATGATGTAGCTCTAGGTACAGCTGTAGATATGGGTGCATTTTCTATACAATAATAATATTTATAATAAACATTTAATAATTAAAATTTAAAATTATGCCTTTACTTAACAGATTAGAACAACAAGGAAGTACTTTAACTCCACTTAGAGGAGAAACACCATCAGCACCTTTAAAGGGCAATGGGGTAATTCCTATTAATAACACATTTGAAGTTGGTACTTATCAAGATTATGTAGTTGATACTCCAAGAGCATCAGACGTAACTGGTAATGTAGGAAACTAAAATTGCCTAGGTTATTAAATATAAGAACAGACCTTTCTTCCTATAATACAGCCCAATATGGGTATGATAGAAGAGGAGCAGGACCTCGCAATACTAATGCGAGTGGCCAACCTTATGAATTAGAAAACCTCCCAACAAGAAGATTTGATGAAAGCGATTTTGGTAGTAGTGTCCAAAACCGACAATTTACTGATTTTATAGTAAGAGGGGGACAATTGTTACCTAATACTATTGCAAAAGATGTATCTAGATTAACTAAAATGTTTATTGACTTAAAAACTCCTAATGGACTTTTATTTACAGCTAAACAAGAAGTATTATCTAGAACAGCAGTTAATATACAAGCCGAAAGTGGTACTCCTAATCGCCAGCCTAATAATAAATTACCGTTAAATAACGGTATATATTTACCTACTTCAACTTTATTACAAGCTGCGGTTAATCCAATAGGGGGACATTTACTTAAACAAGGTATAAATCCATTTTTTGATACAAGTGAAGCAGCTAATGTTGGTAACGCAGGAGGCATTTTTTCTTTTCTAACAGGTGAAAGTTTACCTTTATCAAATCCCTTATATTTCAACACAGCTGCTTATAATGAAAGAAAAGATCCAAATACAATATCTAGTAGGTTAGATCAATTTGTAAAAAATAACCAAAATAAACGTGATACAGATAATGTATTATATTCTTACTCTGGAGGTCCTGGTTCAGTATTAGGAGTAAATAATACAACTATAAAAGCACTTTCAGACCAAAGAACAGGTATAAATAATAAAAAATTACGTACTGATGGGTTTTTTACTACTGGTGCTACTGAAGCTACCAATTTTGGTTTTAATTATAATATTTTCCAAGGAGGTCCTACAAATCAAAAAATTTTAAACTTTAAAGGAGGAACATACTTTGGAAAATTACCTGGGTCAAAAACCGTAACAGGAAAATACGCAACTCTTACAAATACAAACCTAAATAGTCTTTTAAATGATCAATTTAAAACTACTAATGAGGTTAAAAATGGAGCTCAAATAAGCACTGTAGGTCAAAGTGTATACCAACCTGGTGGTTTTCAAGCCAATACACCTGGTGTAAGGGGGTTAGGAACAACACTTGATTATAGCGGATTAATGAGTGCTAAAACTGGTCCTGGTTCTGTAGGTGGTAATGAAAATAATGATTACCCAAAAGCAACAATTGGCCCAGATTTTAGATTAAATACAAATTCTAAATCACCTATATCTCCAGATTTATATATATCATCAAATCAACTCCCACGAAGAGTACATTTAGGAGATCCTGGTATAAAAGGTAATAAACAAAGTTATACATTAGGTAAACGTAATGGAGCAGGTGAAAATTTAGGTCCTTTAGATAAAATAAATGCACTTTCACTTTATCAATCCTCAACAAATAGGACAGATCTCCCTGTAAATGATTTATGTAAATTTAGAATTGGTGTAATTAATAATGATAACCCTTCTTTAAAAACTTATATTCATTTTAGAGCCTTTTTAGATAGTATGGATGATAGCTACTCAGCAGATTGGTCATCCCAAAAATATGCGGGTAGAGCTGAAAATTTCTATAATTACCAAGGTTTTGATAGAAGTGTTAATCTATCATGGACCTTATATGCTCAATCAAAAGAAGAATTAATACCTATGTATCAAAAGTTAAATTATTTAGCTTCTGTAACAGCACCCGATTATTCTGTAAATGGATATATGAGAGGTAATTTAATCGAATTAACAGTAGGAGGTTACTTATATAACCAGGTTGGAATCATGAAAGGGATTAATTATACTGTACCTATGGATTCACCTTGGGAAATAGCAATAGATGAGTTTGGAAATAGTGATTCATCTGTTAAGGAACTTCCATTTATGATAAAAGTATCAGGATTTAGCTTTATTCCAATCCATAATTTTGTACCACAAGTACAGAAAAATCAATTTAAAGAAACAAATAACATAGGCCCAGGAGTAGAAGGTTTAGTTGAAGAATTTGGGGAGCAAAGATATATAGCTTTAAGTAATGGGAATTCAACAAATTATGAAACTAAAAATAGTGTGATTAATAGTAATGGAATTCCTGAAGTTGGTAATGGTGGAACTATTAATAATTTTGATTTTATAAATGAAGGTACTGATGTATCATTAAATAGATTAGCTTAAATAATTTATAATGGGAAGATATTCAACTATAATTAGAAGATCAACTTTACAAGGAAAACCCTTTGTATCAACAGTTAAATACCCAGATATACCATTAACTTTTGATGATATTTATGCCTATACAGATGAAGGAGATAGATTTGATATACTAGCTCAAACATATTATACTGATTCTAATTTATGGTGGATAATATCAATTGCAAACCCCCAATTTAACCAGAATTCAATGTTTCCACCTTTAGGAGTACAAATTAGAATCCCTGGAAATGTTGGAGCTATAGTTTTAGAGTACGAACAGTTAAACCAAAGATAGTTATGGCAGGAAATATAATTGGGGATCCAATTAAAAAAGTAGTTAGTGACCAAATTAATTTAAGACAAAAATTACAAGGTGCTGGTTACAATGGAAAATCTATAGAAAGAACTCCTGAAGTATTAAATTTTCTAAATAATAAAAATGCTTGGATAAAATTAGCCTCTGGAGTTGCGTTAAAAAATACTACTAGATTAAAGGATTTAGCACAACTTGAAACTGAGGATTATTTTACTGAAGATGATCAGAATTCACTATCAGGAATAGAATTAGCTAAAAATTACATTTTATTTAATACTATACAATCCTTAGAAGAGGGGGCAACAAGAGAAAAAGTAGGAGAAGGAAATAGCAATCAGATAGTTCAAACAACTAATGCTACATATATTAGTAGAAGTGGTGTAAGAAATACTAATACTTGGAAAGGTAGTAATAATAAAACTTATGGTGGAATGGGGGGTAGTAGTAGAGGACTACAACCTGTTCCTGGTATTACTGGTATAAAAGTTGAAAGTATTAATAGGGGTTCAATTAGAAAAGCAGTTGTAACTTTAAAAGCATATAATAAGTTCCAATTTGGTATTATTGAAATACTTTATTTAAGATTAGGCTATTTAATGATGTTAGAATGGGGTTGGGATAAGTATATAGACTCTATAGATGATAATAATAAACCTGTTTTTAAACAAGTAGAATCTACTATAATAGAAAATGATTGGTTTAAGAGTGGTAAATCTTTTACTCAATTAGAAATGTTAAAAAATATAAATGGGTTTGTAGATACTTATAAAGGAAATTATCAAGGATTTTTTGGTAAAGTAAATAACTTTACTTGGAAATTAAATAAAGATAATACTTATGATATTACAATAAATTTAATTACTATAGGAGCTGTAATAGAATCAATATCAGTTATTGTTCCATCTCCTCCTATAAGCTCACAACAACTTAAACTAAGAAAAACAAAACTTGAAACGTTATATAAAATAAATCAAGCACCTAAAGAAGGAGAAGAATCATCAACAGACGTAGAATCTAATAGTGTAATTGGTAATTTAGGAACTGACTTATTATCTACTTTTTTAGCCCAACAAATTGAAAGTTTTTTCGATGCTGGTCTTCAAAATAGTAAAGATTATTGTTATTTACCAAATACAATAGGAGCATATAGTGCAGGTAATGCCCAAAACGATGCTAATATTAATAGAAGTAAAGTTCCTCCATCTTCACGATTTTATATTAGGTTTGGAGAATTAATAGAAAAAATAGAAAACAATGTAATATTAAGGGTTGCAAACGGAAATTCTCGAACATCACCTACTATAGAATTTGAAAGATCGGAAAAATTTACTAGAATTAGTTATGAACCAAATTTAATACCTTTAGATCCTTCAATCTGTATATTTAAACCTATATATACTGATGATATAGGGGTTGTTGGAAATGTAAACCTACCCACTTTTTCATCACTTAAAGATTTTGTAAAAGAAAAAGATGGAGTTTATCATGGTGAATTAATGAATGTTTACCTTAATATGGATTTTATATCTAAAACTTTATCTTCTAATAAGGATAAAAAAGGAAATGTAACTCTATTTGATTTTTTACAAAAACTATTAGATGGTATTAATAAATGCATGGGTAATGTTTGTGAGCTTACTACCTGTATAAAAAATGATAATATTATATATTTTTTAGATGAAAACCCAATACAAGGATATGATCAAGTTTACCCTAAAATAAACCAAAATCCTGCGGTGTTTAATATTGTGGGGTATAATTCTGATGGCACTTCAACTTTTGTAAAAGATTTTAATTTTCAAACTAAAATTACACCTAGTTTAATGAACCAAATTTCTATGGGAGCAGCAGCCCCAGGTTCTCCTACTAATTCTGTAGATGCTATAGGTTTTTTAAATTGGAATAGTGGTCTTAAAAATAGATTTGAAGAAACTTACAAACAGGGTCCTACAGATAATTTTTTACCACCAGCATTACCAACTACAGAACAAGCAGCAATAGATGAAGCTGCATATTTTAAAGAATCTTTTGATAAATTTAAATCTGATGTGGGAGGGCGTCCAACATCAGGTTATGTTGCAAATAAAGGATATAAATGGACTTATAAAGGTTATACAATGTATCTAGCTACTGAAGAAACTTCGTATTGGAGTTTTAACTCAACAAATTGGGCAGATCCTGCTTTTCAAGAATTATTCAAAAAACAAGTTAAAGAAATTGACGCTTCAGTAGCCCAAATAAATACTTCAAACCAAACAACATTTGCAGATTCAGCAGGTAATGCTAAAGATGGATATAATGATTATCCTACTTATTTATTAGATGCATTTGGTGGAACAGGTACTAGAAAAATACTTGTTAAAACTAAAGATTTATATAAAACAGTTACAACTAGAGAAAAAATAGGAAGTGAAGGTGGTAAACCTATTTATGCAAATATTAGAAAAAAAGTATTAAAAAACCCAAATACTGCAGTAGCTACAGATATACCAGTTGTTGAAGGAGCACAAACAGGATTGGGGGGAGAATCTACTTTTGTAATGCAACAAGTAGGAACATCTGATGCCCTATATTGGTATACTTCAGATAATCCGGATTTTATGGAAAGAGGATATAATATGTTTAAAAAATATAAAAATTCAATAGATAAAAATAATTTTGAGGTTGCTTCACAAGTAGGAGGTTCAACTGGTTTTATCCCTGTAACTTTAGGATTTACTTTTGATGGTATAGGGGGGATTAATATTTATAATTCTTTATCTGTAAATCAAAAAGCATTACCCTCAACATATCCAGCATTTTTAAATTTTTTAGTAGATGGTGTAGATCATGAAGTAAAATCTAATATATGGGAAACTTCACTTACTACAATATCTACCCCTAGAACTACTAAGGGTGATATAAGAAAGATTGTAAAACCTAAAGAAATTTTTGTTAAAGGAGAAACTCTATCTAGTAATGTAGTCGTAAATCCATGGACTGGAGATGAAAAATTTGCTAAAACTTTAACCAATGGGTATTCATTAAGAGCTCAATCAAATAATGGGTTAATGTATTACCCTATAAAAACACCAAAAATTCAATTTGTAGTACATCACACAGCAGGATTAGGTGGAGCTAAAGCCATTATAGAAAATAGTTGGAGTAAAAAGAGTACTCATGTTTCAACTCACTTTATTATAGATAGAGCAGGTAGAATAGAACAATTATTCCCCTTAGATTTTTGGGGTAACCATATTGGATCTAAAAGAGCAGGTAATAGTTATCTCCAAAAAAGTACAGTTTCTGTAGAGTTAGTAGCTTTAGGGTATGTAAAAGTTAAAGGTACTAGCAGAAGTAACTCTACATTTAATAAAGATTCAGTATTTATACAAAGTGATAGAAGTTATACTTATGAAAAATTACAACAAGGTCAATCTGATGTACCTGTAGCACAACCTTATTACATGGATAGCAGCAATAAATTAAAACCTTGGGGTGATTATAAAGGATATGGTCTTTTTCATTCTTATACTAAAAAACAGTTAAAATCTTTAGAAAAAGTAATGAAACAAGTTAAAACTAAATTTCCAAATATTACTTTTGGATCAAAGTATAGTGGAGGAAATGGATTTTATGAACAATTCCCTAAAAAAGGTGGTGGTGTAGCATCAACCGCTTTTAGTAAGAATCGAGGAACTTTTACCCATAATTCTTACAGAACAGATAAAAGTGATGTTTTCCCACAGAAAGAATTACTTCAACTATTTCAAAAATTTAATAAATAATGTATTTTCCAAAATCCCAAATAACAACTAATTTATATACTAATGGAAATGAATTTATTTATCCTGATTCATCTACCTATTATTTGGGGTATTACTTTCAAACTTCAAATGGTAAATACTATACAGGAAGAAATCCAAATGATGCCCCTGTTCAAGAAATTATTATTGAAGTTGACCCACAAACAGAAGATGCAGAAGAAGGAGCAGCTGGGTCATATACACCAGATACTAATCTATATTTAGTACCTGACATATATGCTCAAAATATAAACTTAGGTTTAGAATCAATACCACCTTCACCCCCAATATCTATAGCTAACCAACCAACAGAAGGAGATTATGAGTTAGGAGAATTTCAAAGATATTTTGCTTCAAAAGTTAATGAAGTAAAATATGTAGAAATAGATTTAAATCAATTTACAAAATTTGAAAATGAAGAACCTAACGTAGATTATCCTTTGTATAATGTATATAGTCTTCCATGGCTTATTTCAGGTAAAAGAAATGATGTTTATAATATTAATCAAAAAACAGTAGAAAGAATTCAAAATAATAATTTATTAAGCGGGTTTAAGTCTTATTTTAAAAATGTATATGATCAATATTTTAGATACTCCCCAGGAGAAAATTTAAAAACAGATGGTAGTGAGTTTTTAATAGAAAGATCTAATAAACCTTATATTGGTTTATACCACATTCACCCAACAAAAGGACCAATGGTAGGGGCAGAGCATACAAACATCCCACATGATTATTTAATCCCTGTTAGTGGTTCTAATATCCAATATAAAATTAATAAAACAGAAACTCAAAGAAGTAATAGAATGGGTGGAGGTTATTAAATAATTTCGTATATTCGGGTAAAATAAAGGTATATGTACTGGCTTGTAGAAAACGAGGAACAGTTAAATGTTTTAATAAATAGTGGTTATAAAAAGGCTTTCATTGAGGTAATACCTTATAATGATACAATACACCCCGTACAAAACCACGTAAGTTTAGTGTATATTAGACCAATTGAAGCGAGTAAAGGCTTTATGGTATGTATTACGCATAGTGAATCTTTAAATGCGTTAAACACGCGTATAAACGATTTATTAAATAAATTTGATATTCTATATTGTCGTGATAAAAAGGAGATATTACACTATTTTCCAAACAAAACTCTTTACGACATAAATCTACCTCCTCATACATATATACGACCAACAACCACAACACACGATTTATACTATCGTCAACATAAAGATAATCCGGAGTTAAACCTAATTATTCCGATTGTTAAACATTATGAATTATGTGAGACAATTTTTGGAGATCTAAAAGCAAATATTAACAATAAAAAAACAAAATATGATGAGTTCTTTAACAATAAAGTATCCGTGGTATTCAACGCAATCGAAAGAAGTGGCATACGTATACACAATGAAACCTTCAGTGAATACTTCCACGAGGTTGACGGTGAATACGTCAACACTCAGTTCAACTTAAAAACAACAACAACAAGACCCTCAAATAAATTTAAAAATGTAAATTATGCAGCACTTAATAAAGAAAACGGATGTAGAAAAAGTTTTATACCACGTAATAATAAATTTTTGGAGATTGACATTAGTGCTTACCACCCTAGTTTGGCTGCTAATCTCGTTAATTATAGTTTTACCACTAGTGATATCCACGCTCATTTTGCTTCGCTATATAAAGTGGATTATAAAAAATCAAAAGAACTTACTTTCAAACAGTTATATGGAGGCGTATTTGAAAATTATAAAGGGTTGGAATTTTTTAGTAAAATTGAGAAATACGTAGGAGAACTTTGGAATAAGTTTCAAAGCGATGGGTTTGTAGAGTGTGAGATTTCTGGATATAGATATGAAAAAGAAAACTTACAAAACATGAACCCACAAAAACTGTTTAATTATATTTTACAAAATTTAGAAACATCAACAAATGTGTTGATATTATGGGATATGTGTTGTATATTAAGGAGATGTAAAACGAAACTAGTATTATACACATATGATTCGTTTTTATTAGATGTAGATGATGAGGAAGAAGAAGTTTTAGATGAAATTAGAAAAGTATTTAAAAAATATAATTTAAACATTAAAGAAATAAAAGGTTATGACTACAATTTTACAGAATAATCCCAATATGTATAATGCAGAATATGATGTCGTATCAGACATTAAAATATTAGGAGATTTGAATAATAAACTATTTTGCACTTTTACGGATTTAGACGGATTAGACGCATTGCTTGAAGACATACAATCAAAATATACAATCATATACAATAAAATGTTTGTCCTTGAAATTGTAGGAAAAGACGAATACGTTGTAACATATAATGTAGATCAATCAAACATAAATTCTATCCCTGAAAATACTATTCTAGTACATAGAAAAAAGGAATCTAATACCTTATATACTATTAATGCTTTAAATGAACTTATTAAAAAGCTTAATGGTGGTGTTGTTGATACAAGCTATAAAATAGATTGGCAACACTATAGAAATTGTGTTTTACTTACCCAACACAATGATTTAAACCAATTAAATACAAAAATTTACAAGATTATTGAATTATAGTTTGGCTCCCCAAATTATATTTCGTATATTTAGGCACATATAAACAGTTATAATTAAAATAAAGTTACACTTATGGATTTATCAAAACTTAAACAGAAGTTGGATACCCTCCAATCAAAACCACAGGGTGGTCAAAAGACCGATTACACAACCATTTTTTGGAGACCTACAGTAGGTAAACAACAAATTAGAATCGTACCATCAGCGTATGATGCTTCAAACCCATTTACAGAACTTAAGTTCTATTATGGTATTACTAATAAAGTAATGATTTCACCTTCAAATTACGGTGAAAAAGACCCAATTGCTCTATTTGCTGGGAAACTACGTGAAGGAGAGTATAATAAAGAAAATTATGTATTAGCTAAAAAGTTAGACGCTAAAAACCGTGTTTTTGTTCCCGTAGTAGTACGTGGAGAAGAAGATAAAGGTGTTAGATTATGGCAATTTGGTAAGTTAGTATATGAAGAATTATTAGCACTTGCTGTTGATGATGAAATTGGAGATTATACTGATATTGTAAGTGGTAGAGATCTTACAGTAGAAACAGTAGGACCAGAAGCAACTGGTACTCCGTATAACAAATCATCAGTTAGAGTAAGATTAAAAACATCTCCTCTTAGTGAAGATGCTGCTATAGTAGAAAAATGGACAAATGAACAACCTAATCCTAAAGAAGGATTATTTAAAAAATATTCATTTGACGATATGAAATCTGCTTTAGAAAAATGGTTATCACCAGAAGAAGAAGGATCTGATGAAGTTAGCACTCCAGCATCTCCATCAACACCTCCTACAAATTTTAGTCTAGATACTACTAAAGCTAAACAAAGTAAAGTAGATCAATTTGATTCATTATTTGACAAAAAAGATAGTAGTAATGGTGATGATCTTCCTTTCTAAATATGGCAAAAAAGATATCAAAGTCTCTCTCGGCAGCAGTGTCTGCCGAGATTAAGAGCAAATTTGATTTAAATAAATTTAAATCTTCTAAGGGTTTAGATAAAAACGTCAAATTTAAGGATCAACAGTGGATACCACTATCCCCTGCTTTTCAAAAAGTAGCAGGAGTACCTGGTATACCAATGGGACACATTACATTACTTAGAGGTCATTCTGATACAGGTAAAACCACAGCACTATTAGAAGCAGCAGTTTCAGCACAAAATATGGGATCACTTCCCGTGTTTATTATTACTGAAATGAAGTGGAATTGGGAACATGCAGCCCAAATGGGGTTAGAAGTTAAACTAATCAAAGATGATGAGGGTAATGTTATTGATTACGAAGGAAATTTTATTTATGTTGATAGAGAAACTTTACATACTATTGAAGATGTAGCAGCATTTATTATGGATCTACAAAATGAGCAGAAAAAAGGTAATTTACCTTACAATTTAGCATTTTTCTGGGATTCTATTGGCTCTATTCCTTGTGCAATGTCAGTTGAAAAACTGAAGAATAACAATGAATGGAATGCAGGTGCAATGTCAACACAATTTGGTAACACAGTTAACCAAAGTATTGTAATGTCTCGTAAAGAATCCTCACCATTTACCAATACATTAATTGCAGTTAACAAAGTTTGGACAGCAAAAGCAGAATCACCTATGGGTCAACCAAAGATGATGAACAAAGGTGGGATGGCTATGTGGTATGATGCAACATTTGTAGTTACATTTGGTAATATTTCAAATGCTGGGACATCTAAGATTAAAGCAATTAAAGGTGGCATGCAAGTAGAATGGGGTAAAAGAACAAATTTACAAATTGATAAGAACCACGTTAATGGTATGCAGTCAAGAGGTAAAATTGTTATGACAAACCATGGTTTTATACAAGATACAGATAAAGACAAAAACGAGTATAAAAAAGAACATGCTGATGAATGGTCTAAAATCCTAGGAGGAGGGACATTTAAAATTGTAGAAGATCAAGAAGACGTAACACCTGTACTTTACGACGTACAAGACTTATAAACACAAACATGAAGCACAAAGAGTTATTTAACTTGCTGGATAATATCCAGGAAGATCAGGAGATATCTACTCCAAATAAACATGATAGGGTATTAATTTTAGATGGCTTAAATTTATTTTTTAGAAATTTTGCTATGATGAATATGGTTAATCCTGATGGTGTTCATATTGGGGGATTAGGTGGGTTTTTCCGTTCTTTAGGTGCTATGATTAGACAAACAAATCCAACATCTGTTTATGTAGTATTCGATGGAGCGGGTTCAACGGTAAACCGTAAGAACTTGCTCTCCGAGTACAAAGGAACAAGGAATTTGTCTAGAATTACTAATTGGGAAGCATTTGATAATATAGAAGAAGAACATGATTCAAAAATTGACCAAATTGTTCGTATAATCCAGTACTTAAAATTATTACCGGTTAAAACTACTATATTAGATAAAGTTGAAGCTGATGATATTATAGCAGTATTAGCTGAAAAATTAGTAGAAAAACATGATTCAACTTGTTTTATAGTATCTAGTGATAAGGATTTCTTACAACTAGTAACTGATAAGATTATTGTATATAGACCAATGGAGAAAGAGTATTACACTCCTAAAGTTGTAGAAGAGAAATTTGGTTTATTACCACATAACTTTATTTTACATAAAACCCTACTAGGTGATAATTCAGATAATATTAAAGGTGTTAAAGGATTAGGTGCAAAGGGGATATTTAAAAGGTTTCCTGAATTGAAAACAGAAGAATTAACACTACAGGATATTTTTGATATATCTGCTAGGAAGTTTAAGGAACACATTGTATATTCACGCATAGTTCAGGAACAAGATAGGATTGAAACTAATTATAAAGTTATGGATTTAAGTATTCCAATGATTGATGATAGAGGAAAAGAACATATAGATAATTTAATAGTAGAAGATTTTCCTGATTTTAATCCTGAGATGTTTGTTCAATTTTATAATGAAGATAAACTAGGGGGAATGATTAGAAATTTAGAAACATGGTTAAAGGATATATTTGCTATGCTTCCAACTTATAAATAATAAAATAAAAAGGTTATAGATGACATTAAATAGTATAAATCAGTACGGACATGATTTCCAGATTAAAGTGTTATCATCATTATTAACACATAAAGAATTTTTAGTTAATATCCATGATATTATATCTGATGAGTACTTTGAAAATCCTGCCCAAAAATGGGCTATAAAAGAAATATTAAATTATTATGACAAATACCATACAACACCCTCTTTAGATATATTAAAGGTAGAGTTACAGAAAGTAGATAATGAAGTATTACAATTATCTATAAAAGAACAATTAAAATTAGCATTTGTTACTTCCGATGATGATTTAGAATATGTACAAGAAGAATTTACAAATTTTTGTAAAAACCAACAATTAAAAAAGGCCTTAATGTCTTCTGTTGATATGTTAAAAGCAGGAGATTTTGATGGTATTCGTTTTTTAGTTGATAACGCTTTAAAAGCAGGACAAGATAAAAATATAGGACATGAATATGTTAAAGATATTGAATCAAGGTATAGAGAAAATTCAAGAGAAACTGTTCCAACACCTTGGGATAAAATTAATGGATTATTACAAGGTGGATTGGGAAATGGAGATTTTGGTCTCATATTTGGTAATCCAGGAGGTGGTAAATCTTGGTCATTAGTAGCCTTAGGAGGACATGCAGTTAGATTAGGATATAATGTACTTCATTATACTTTAGAATTAGGAGAGGAATATGTTGGGAAAAGATATGATGCTTTCTTCACTAAAATACCAGTTAATAAAGTAGATTCACATAGAGATAAAGTAGAAGAACTTATACCTCAATTGCCAGGTAAATTAATTATTAAAGAATACCCAACAGGAAGGGCATCAGTCTCAACTATCGAGTCACATATTGCAAAAAGCACAAGTATGGGAGTTAAACCAGATTTGGTAATTATTGATTATGTAGACCTTCTTTCATCAAGAAAAACAAATAGGGAACGTAAGGACGAAATTGACGATATTTATACAAGTACTAAAGGATTAGCTAGACAACTTAATATACCTATTTGGTCAGTTTCTCAAGTTAATCGTGCAGGAGCTCAGGATAAAGTTATCCAAGGAGATAAGGCAGCAGGGTCGTATGATAAAATAATGATTACTGATTTTTGTATGTCTCTATCTCGTAAAAAAGAAGATAAAGTTAATAATACAGGTAGATTCCATTTAATGAAAAACCGATATGGTATGGATGGAATTACTTTTGGATTAGAAGCTGATACTTCTACTGGACACTTTGTTGTAAAAGATGAGTATATTGAAGGTGAAGAAGATGAAAATTTTACACCTTCTTCTAAGTCTAATAAGTTTGATACAGATGTGGATACATTTGACAAGCAGTTATTACGTAAGAAATTTTTTGAATTAAATCCTTAATAAAATAAAAATAAATGGCAAAAAGAGACATTACTAAAGAAAGAATTGTTTATAAACCTTTTGAATACCAAGAAGCATCTGATTACTGGTTAAAACAACATCAAGCACATTGGTTACATACAGAAGTACCTATGATGTCCGATGTAAATGATTGGAAACAAAATTTATCAGAAACAGAAAAAAATATTATTGGTTCTATTTTAAAGGGGTTTGCTCAAACTGAAACTGTTGTAAATGATTATTGGACTAATTTAGTAACTAGTTGGTTTAGAAAACCCGAAATAATTAAAATGGCTGTTACATTTGGTGCATTTGAAACAATCCATGCCGAGGCATATTCTTTATTAAATGAGGAATTAGGATTAGATAACTTTGATGAATTTTTAGAAGATGAAGCAACAATGGCTAAAATTGAGGCTTTAACTACTGTAAGAGATTCCCATGATGGTACTCCTAATTGGCACGAAAGAGCAAAATCCTTAGCTATATTTTCAGCATTTACAGAAGGGGTTAATTTGTTTAGTTCATTTGCTGTTTTATTATCATTTAAATTAGATAATAAACTTAAAGGAGTAGGACAAATTGTAGAATGGAGTATTAGAGATGAATCACTACATTCAGATGCTGGTTGCTGGTTATTTAGAACATTAATGGACGAAAAGCCTGAGTACAATACACCAGAATTAAAAAAAGACATTGAAGAAGCAGCTTTATTATCTTTAAAATTAGAATTAGATTTTATTAATAAAGTGTATGAAATGGGAGACCTATCAGGCTGTCCAAAATATGACCTAATTTCTTTTATTAAACATAGAGTAAATACTAAAATGAGTGATTTAGGGTATGGACCGATTGTTAATGGTATAGATAAAGATGCAGTAAAAAGAATGAAGTGGTTTGATAGCTTATCAGGAGGAAAACAACATACCGATTTTTTTGCAAATAGAGTAACAAATTATAGTAAAGGTGTTCAAAATTGGGATGCTGGATCATTATTTTAAAATATGGAAAACAACGCACTACAAGTAGATT